GAAACACCGGACGATAAAAATAACCACGCCATTAAGGCCGTGATCTACGGACTCGTCAGCAGGTACGGATACGGATATGTGAATTCAAAAGACTTTATTAAAGTGAAACGGTGGGCAGGATAACTATGCCAAGATTAAAACCAGAAGATATTATCGATAAGGTGGAATCGCACTACGACTCCACTAACAGCCTGCGGGACAGGATGGACGCAGATCACCAGCTATACAAACTGGCTCCCTATGACGCTGGAGACGGATACCAAAGCTATACATCCAACGAACCCCAGACCTACGCAGATAAGATTGTCGCATGGATGACCAGTGCAGACCTTATCATCCGTATCCCGCCAAACGGTAACCCACGGAATACAAGAGATATTAATAACGATAAGGAAAAATTCATCATTGGAGCACTCAAATCAGCCAATGAAAGACTATCGTCCAGACTCGTACCGTCACTTAAAGATCAGCTTGCATGGTATATAGCAGTTAGAGGATGGTATGCGGGCAGAGCAGTCCTTACCAAGCAGAAAGATAACAGCACAATTATAGATGTGACCCCCTGGGACCCCATGCATACATACTGGGGAGTAGGCAGCGACGGACTCTCATGGGCCTGCTATAAGATTAAAAAGACACAGGCTGAAATAGAAAACCAGTACGGTGTCAGACTGAATGAAGACCGGCAGAATGAAGACGGTATCGATGTCTATGACTACTATGATAATGAATATAACACCATAGTCGTACCAGGAAGATTTATAAAGAAACGTACACCCCACGGAGCAGAAAAAGTACCCGTATTCCTCGGTCCCGTAGGGGCAACACCGCTCGTACAGTCTATGGAATGGTCCTCTATTGAAGATACACTGGAAGATTTCGGTGAATCTGTATTTAAATCCACCAGGGATCTGTACGATAACCATAACCTTATGATGTCTACAATGCTTGAACTTACAGCCAGAAGCAGAAGACAGGGACTTAAGGTTACCAGCCGTGACGGTACTAAAACCCTGGATGAAGATCCCTACCAGGAAGGTACGGAGATATCCCTGGGTCAGGGAGAAGACGTTCAGCCCCTTGGATTACTTGAGATGGCAAGGGAATCAGGTGCCTTTATGGGACTCGTGTCAGGAGAAATGCAGAGAGGCTCCCTGCCGCATACAGTATACGGCGAACTACAGTTCCAACTGTCAGGATTCGCTATAAATACTCTCAGGCAGGGCGTTGAAACAGTACTCGTTCCAAGAGTACAGGCTATGGAACGTGCATATACACAGATATCCAACCTCCTGTGCGATCAGTATCAGACAGGATCGTTTAAGGCAGTGGAACTTTCAGGCCAGGATAATAACAGGATGTACTTCTCAGAAGAGATTACCCCCGATAGAATACGTGACGGCGGTGACGTAGAGATAAAAGTAATGGCACAACTGCCCGAAGACGATATGTCACGGTACGGTATGGCCCAGATTGCAAGGGAAGGTCAGACTCCACTGCTGCCGGACCTGTGGATCAGAGACAATATCCTTGGTATACAGGACGCAGACCAGGTAGACGATGCAGTAAAGGAACAGATAGCAGAACGTACACTGCCCGAAGCAGGTATGTGGTCACTGTATCAGGCAGCTATGAAACAGGGAAGAGAAGATCTGGCACAGATATATTTCGGAGAATTAACTACAATGCTGTTTGCCAAAGCAAGACAAATAGCAGATACTCTGGGGAGCGGTCCGGGTATGCAACCGGGGTCTCCCTCCCCAGTTCCCGGCACTGTGCCTGCCGGGGGAGCAGGCCCGGTACCGCCCATGCCGCCGCCTAATATATCTCCTCCAGCTATGCAGGGGGTACCGCCTCCCGCACCAACACCGCCGGGAGGGCCAGCGGTTCCTCCAGGACAACCAAGACCTGGAGCACAGTCGGATGAAGAAAGATTAAGAAGAATAGGACTGGCAGGTCCCAGGGGATAAATTATGGCAACTACCGCTCAAGAAAGAAGTCTTATAAGCTCATTCGGCAAATTGCCCGAAAGTACTATGGCTGGAAGACCTCCCGATTTTATGATGGATGTAATGGGTGTCGGGGGTGGTGACCCCCGTGCGGCAGGAGGCTTTGCCGAATGGCAGCAGCGTAACGCATCACCTCCACCATCTATATTTGCCTCTTTAACCGACCAGGGGATGGACCCTGCAAATGCTGCAAAAGGTGCAGCGGCAATGTCAAATGATGAGTCTATGGCTAATGCACAGGCAGAAGTGAGAGTGGCACAGACAGACCGGGGCAGCAGGGCAAAACTTGCAGCAAGAGAATTTATGCAGAACTTCCCCGAAGCTTCACTCGGCTTTGATCCGCTGGATGACAGGCTTAGAAATGCAATATCTGACTATGCACGTAACTTTGATGTGTCAGAAGACGAAATACGTAATGCACTGAAAAACGTGGAGCAGGATTTAGCTGCCCCACCTCCTGCTCCAATAGAGGCACCAGGCTCTGCACCGCCACCGCCTCCTGTAACATTGCAGATGCAGACACCTGCACCACCCATAAATCCAATGACTGGTATTCCTGATTTGGCACCCCGTGCAGTTACACCCAGAGGAACTACCCAGCAAACAGATCCGTTTGCAGGATATGCTGCCCTACAAGATATAGAGCAGCCAAGCTTAAAGGTTACCCCGGCAGAGGGTACTGTGCTTCCGTGGGATAAACCAGAAGAACTTTCGCCACAGATACCTGTACCAGTACCTGCACCAACACCTGTGCCAGCACCTATGGCACCCCCACCAGTGGTAACCACTCCACCGATAGACCCAGGCACAGGGATGCCCGGTCTGGTACCCCCAAAAGAAGCAATAGAGTATGATGAGGATATCCTTGAGGCTTCTGCTTCTGTTACGGCAGATATGGCAGGTCAGCTACCAGCCGAAGAGGCCGTACCTGCTGTTCCCGATGGACAGACTGAGGCAGAGGTAGCGGTAGGTTCATATATTGGCGGTACTAATCTTACTGATGTCGATCATCCTGATGCAGTCTTTGGACAGTATTCTGATCCATATAGTGCCATATTTGAATCTAAGGTGAGAAGTGAAATGGGAGACAGAGGCACAAGAAACCCGGCTTTAGTAGCAACGGCAATGAAAGGGAAAGAACACGCACTTGGCAGCTGGGTTATAGATACCGCTCCACAGAAAGTTGGCACCGCAGAAGGAGCGTATGGATCTTATTTAGAAGCACCTAAATCCACAGATGAAGCGATCCGCAAGCAAAACTATGCTGCCCTTTCAAAGGCATCTGCTCTTGCATATCAGAATCCCGATGATTCTTTCGCATGGACAAAGGGCACACCATACTCGGATTGGAAAGATGCAGAAAAGACCCTTTATCATTCAATAGTTACTCAACAGCCCGAAGTAGAATTCAGCATTGTTTTGGCGAATGAAGGTATTACGGGCAGGGGACCCTTTGGGCAGTCCCAGATGCAGGGGGCACGTAATTTATTTAGATACTGGCAGAATGAACAGATAAGAAATCCGAATGCACCGAAGAGGGGATTCATAGACTTTTGGAATGACATGTCTGCCAAGAGCAGGGGCACCGCAGGACAGACTCCTGTTGCTGCATCTCCTCCTGCTGACATGCAGACAACTACTCCCAGTGCATACGGGGGTACACCTTTAGAAAATCCGTTAGCTCCATATCAAGGTTAAGGAAATATCATGGCTACATATTACGAATTTTATAATCCAGCTACTGGGGATAGGCAATATTCTCAAACAGGTGTACCGCCGGGGGCGGGGTATATACAGGTAGGAGATCCTTTTCCGTTTTATCCATCAATTAGCAGTACGGCCCCTGCAAGCCAGCAGGTCTTTGCCACTCCTACAGGTCAAAATGTAACATTAGATCCAGGCACAGGGAATTTAACTATAATGCCGCCAAATTGGGGACAGGCACCAACGCCACCCCCGCCACCGCCACCACCAGTGGTCACAGACCCAGACACGGGGAGGCGAGATCTTATGCCGCCGGGCTGGGGGGACGTACCACCACCAGTGGAAACACCACCACCACCACCACCAGTGGTAACATCGCCACCGCCACCAGTGGTAACAGACCCAGACACGGGGAGGCGAGATCTTATGCCGCCGGGCTGGGGGGACGTACCACCACCAGTGGTAACACCACCCACACCACCACCGGGAGCACCAGGGGGGCCTCCGATAGTTCCCGGTAGCCCGCCGGTATCTCCAGGATTTACAGAAGACCCAGGAGTTGTCGGTGATTTACCTACAACTCCCATTAACCCTGGTGGGGTTGTACTTACTGAAGATATCACCACCCCTGAAGATCCAGGTGCTTCATTTGTAAGTGCTTATACAGACGTAGGGGACGAGGCGTACAGTCCTTACGAACAATACCAAAGACAAATATATGGGCAGTTGCCTCAAATACCTTATGGAACTGATGCTTATAAAAGACTTGAGAGTGCAGCCATGCGGAGATATGCTCCGAGATTAGGGCAGTTCCTTTTGAGTGCATATCCAAGAGCAGGGGAACAAGCCCCTACATTCACCGAGTGGATGCAGGGTACACCTGGTGTGTCTAATATTGCTGCTCCGGTAGCGGGAACCCCAAGCTATCAGACCTTCCAGGACATAGTTGGACTTTCAAGGCTATATGATCCTACGCAGACAACGGGACCGTTAACCGAGCAACAGAGATTTGAAATGGCAGGAAGTCCTTTCGGAGGATTCCTGACAGGACAGCCAAGATCTGCAATAACAGCAGCCGTGTTGGGAGGTCCGCAGAGAGGTTATCTGGGACAGCTTATGTCAGGGCAGGCACAGCGATTGGAAGACTTATACGGCAAGGAACGAATGAGAAGTGGGTCTGAAGTATTTGGTGCTCCTGAACAGGGTTACTTTAGCTGGCTTTCAAGGCAGTTACCTCAAACAGGATTCGGTGCACCAGCCACCACACCAGCCACTACTACATTTGGAACGCCAGCCAACGTA